CAGGCTGGTCACCACCCGGAATGCCACTTTAAGGATAGCAAGTTCCGAACCGACCCCCCGCCCCTGTCGGGGGTCCCACCTTAACTATACTCGTCTTCACCGCGACGTTAAACGGGTCCCCTATTTTGGGACCTCTCTGCTATCCAGACTGACAAAACTGACAGAAGTTCTGTTTTATCCGTTATTGTGGACCATGTGGTAATCTATCACATGGTCCCCAGTCGCTGACTCCTCCCCCCCAGGAGTTTGGCGGCCTTTGGAGTTTTGGCGCTCTTTGGTGGGTTCGGTGCCCCCCCGAGAAGGCGTTTTCCTCGAGGTTTATGCAAAGGGCGCCAACCGTCCCAAAGGGCGCCAACGTTTCGGCCCCCGGGGGGGGTATGCGGATTTGCGTGGAACCTTGGAATGGTGGAACCACAATCCCGGTTAGACGCGCTATACGCGTGTATGGCGCCAAACTGGGATTTCAGTTCCAAGGTTCCATTCGTTCCACTCCTCCTGTGACATCATATTGCATTCAGGGTTTTGTTGTAGTAGAAGTGTTGTTAGCCTTTTCCTGCTTGCGTCTCTTCTCCTTGGTTAGGGTAAGGGGTTGTTGCTACCCCCAGTGTCTCCTCGCGTCTGGCTGGGGGGGAGGGGCGTAGGTTTGGTTATTCATCATGGAGGGGGTAGGTCATGACGAGCACGGTGACAGCTGCCACACTGACGGTTACCTTGACTGAGTCGATCTCATTGAATGGGAAGGATCAGGGTGCTGAAACGAGCCTGACCATTGCCTCGGTCAACGAGGTGATGAAAAGGATTGTTACCTGTCCAGCCAGCAACACAACCACTTTGCTGACATTCAACAGCAATGTGTACGGTGCTGCCGGTGCGTTGGATACCCAGGATACAAAGTATATCCGAATCACGAATCTCGATGATACAAATGCCGTCGAGCTTGCGGTTGTAGGGGCAGCAACTCTTTACCAAGTAAGTTTGGCAAAGGGTGAAAGTCACGTTTTGGGAACTCCGAGTGCCTTGATGCTTGCCGAGGCCGACACTAGTCCAAGTTTCGGGACGATGGCAGATATCGCCAGCATTCAAGTCAATCCAGGCGGCAATGCTGTCGATATCGAAATCTTCGTAGCGAGCATCTGATGCCGGAATCATCTGACGAATTTCGCTCACGGTTACAGGCCAGCGGCAAGTGGACTGAGTTCAAGGCGTACCGTGTCGCGTTGGAGAATCATGGTCGCAGTTCCCGTGACGCATGGATTGAAGCGGCCAAGGCGTTTGGTTTCACTGGCGAGTGCAGCATCAGTCCTGGTGGTAAGAATAAGCCCAAGGTAACATTGATGCAGAGTGCCCCATCGGAGGTATTTGATGGGAAGTCCAGTAATGTCAGGGGCGATTTTGCATGGGTATATAAGAATCTGGGTGTTTCTGACATCACGGCTGATCAGTCACCTAGCAGTGGAGCGTGGGGTTTACTTGAGTTTGCAAGGTCTGAGCCAAGAGAGTTTTACAAGAGTTGGATGGCGATGGTGTCACGCCAGGTTGACAGGGACGACGTGATGGAGGGTTTCCGAGAGGATGCCACCCGCAGCACTAATGAAATCGCAGAGATGCTCCGATCCCTCGAGTCTGCCGTTATACGGTCAGGTCCCGAAGACGATGAAGGAGAATCTGCAGTACCGGACGGAGGTGTTGAGGAGAGCGGGGGAGGATCTGGAATTTCAGAGGGATCTGTGGCAGGCATGCAGTCGTGACATCCTGTACTGGGTGAACACGTTTGCCTGGACCTATGATCCCCGGAAGCCTAATCCCAAGCTGCCTTTCATCACCTACGAGTATCAGGACGAGGCATTCCTCTCGATGGAGGAGGCGATGCCCAGCGAGGACGGATTCCTTGGGCATGATGTCTTGATCGAGAAGTCACGGGACATGGGGGCCAGCTGGATATGCCTAACACTTTTCACATGGCGCTGGCACTTTCGGAAGTTGCAATCTTTCTTGATGGTTTCAAGGAAGGAGGGTCTAGTGGATGGGTCTGGGGACTCTTTGTTCTCGCATATAGACTTTATCCACAAGGGTTTGCCCTCATGGATGATGCCCCAGCTGCGTCGGAACAAGCTGAAGCTGATCAACCTGGACAATGGCAGCAAGATCGAGGGTGAGAGTACGACTGACAACATCGGTCGTGGTGGCAGAAGGACCGCGATGCTGGTGGATGAGTTTGCCGCGTTCGAGGGTGGTGGCTACGACGTGCTGAGTGCCACGGCTGACAACACCAACTGCCGTGTCTTCAACAGCACTCCTAACGGCACGTCCAACGCATTCTATGCACAGCGTCAGGCTGGTACGCCGCGTCTCCGGTTCCACTGGTCCCGTCACCCTGAGAAGGCCATGGGCCTGTACGAGGGTGACGATGGGAAGGACAGGAGCCCATGGTATGACAGGGAGTCCGTCCGCAGGGCACACCCCGTGGAGATCGCGACCCAGCTGGATATCGACTACCAGGGTAGTGCCTACCCGTTCTTCGATCCCAAGACCTTGGAGAGGCTGGCTAAGGACTTCGCGATGGCACCTACGCATCAGGGGCATTTGATGCGTGAGGAGATGCGTAATCCTGAGTTCATGGAGAGCTTTGAGGGCCAGGGGAACCTGAAGGTCTGGACTCCATTGGACGTGAGTCTGCAGCCGAGGGATGACAGGGATTACATTGTGGGGGTGGACATTTCCCAGGGTACTGGTGCGAGTGAGAGTGTCGCGTCTGTTGCTGACAGGAACACTGGTGAGAAGGTAGCCGAGATGGCTGACAACACGATGAGTCCGAACCAGTTTGCAAAACTGGCGGTTTCATTGTGCTACTGGTTCAAGGGTCCGGGCGGTCGGCCTGCATTTTTGATCTGGGAGGCGACTGGCCCCGGTCTCACGTTCAGCAAGACTGTCATCGAGGAGTGCCATTTTGGCAACGTGTATTACATGATAAATCAGAAGCGGGTGAACAAGCGTGAGAGCGACAAGCCTGGCTGGTTCAGTACCTCCGAGGGGAAGAAGGACCTGTTGAGCAATTACAGGGAGGCGCTGTTTTCTAACGCATTCATCAACCCCAGCAAAAAGGCGTTGCGGCAGGCGGGTGAGTTCGTGTACCTTCCCAATGGTAGGGTAGAGCACGGTGGCTCGGTCAACACGATTGACCCTAGCGATAAGGGAGATAACCACGGGGATGTGGTGATCGCGGACGCCCTGGTCGCTAAGATACTCAGGGAGCGAAAGAGGTTCCCTGCCAAGAATGAGATCGAGGGGCCTCCAGCTGGTTCATTTTTGTGGCGCAGGGAGCAAAGTAAAGGGGTATCGGATGATTGGTAGTATCAGCGGCAGGGCTGATTTTCTTTCTGATTTTCTGGGCGTGGATTTTATGCAGGCGGATGGTTTTGATGAAGCGATCATTGGTGTTGCAGAGCGTGCCGGTCAGGAACCGATACTGGCGTATGACCGGGAAGCGTGCATCAAGGTCCTGATGTCTCGAGATGGTATGTCTCTCGATGTTGCCGAGGAGTATTTTGAGTTCAACGTGGTGGGAGCTTATGTCGGTGACTTGACCCCGATCTTTATCACGGTGTCGCATGAATCCGAATAAGGCGATGCACCTCCAGAGGCTGCGTGACGCGGTCAGGTTCTCCCGCAAGAGGATGGAGCCATTCCGTCGCCGTCACAAGGAGGCCACGGAGGAATACGTCGGGGTCAACTATTCGGATGGTGGCAGTGACAAGCCGGTTCACCTGAACCTGATGGAACTGGCTGCCACGATCTACGAGAGGCAACTCGCGGCCAAGCCGCCGAAGGTGCTGGTCTTCACCCACGATGACAAGCTGGAGCCGGATGGGGTGAAGCTCGAGCTTGCGATGAATTCGATGTTGCGGACCTACGATATCCATCGGGCCTTACGTCGATGCGTCAGGTCGGCCCTGTTCTCGATGGGCATCTGCAAGGTTGGCACGCAGGTGATCGGTAGCTACGCGGAGGAGGGGTACGATTTCATCAAGACCCGTCCGTATGTATCCCACGTCCAGCTGGACGATTGGGTACATGACATGACGGCCAATGTCTACGAGGAGATCGACTACTGCGGTCACAGATACCGGATGACGCTGGAGGAGGCAAAGAAGGAGAAGTCATTCAAGAAATCGGTCAGGGATAATCTGACCGCGATGGATGACTACAACTTCAACGAGTCGGGTGATGAGCGGATGGGATCGATCACCCAGGGCACCTCCCAGCACGAGGGAATGATCGACGATAAGGTGGAGTTGTGGGAACTCTGGTTGCCCAAGGAGCGCCTGGTCGTGACTCTTGGTCCCAACGAGGGTGATCCCCCGCTGAAGGTCGTGGATTGGAACGGGCCACCCAACCAGCTGGGTCCTTATCACCTCTTGTACTTCAACGAGGTGGATGGGAACTCGATGCCACTCGCCCCGGCGATGCTATGGCGTGGACTGCATGACGTGGCTAACGGGTTGATGCGGAAGCTGGTCCGTGAGGCACAACGCTTCAAGGTGGTGGGTCTGACCAGGGGTGTGGACTCAGAGGACGCCGAGCGGATCAGGCTTGCGAGCGACGGGGAGATCGTCGGGGTGGATAACCCGGAGGCGATACAGGAGAAGATGTTCGGCGGGATTGACCAGCGCAACTTCGCCTTCATGCTGCAGGTCAAGCAGCTGTTCTCCTGGCAGGCCGGGAACCTTGATCTTCTTGGTGGGCTTGGTGCCCAGTCAGAAACGGCTACACAGGACCAGTTGCTGTTCGCGAGTGCCAACCAGCGTATCTCGGGGATGCAGGACGAGGTGAGATTGTTCACCAAGACGGTGATGCGGGATTGGGGTTTCCACCTGTGGGATGACCCGGTGGAGAGTTACCCGGTGACGCTGAACTTCCAGCCACTGGGTCCAGTGGATACGTTCTTCACCCCGGAGGAGCGTGGCACTCATGATTACCTGTTACACGAGATAGATATCGAGCCGTACTCGATGCAGTTCGTAAGCCCGCAGGAGCGGCTTGCCAAGCTGAACCAGATCATGACTGGGGTCGTGCTTCCCTCGCTCCCGATGATGCAGGCGCAGGGATTAGGTGTGGACTACAAGGCGTTACTGGAGTTGTTCTCCAGGTACTCTGATCTTCCAGAGTTGAAGGACATCATCGTGGGTCTTGAGGATGTCCCACCGGGTAGTGACGAGATGGGCGGTGGTGGCCCGATGGCTGAGGAGGAAGGCGGTGCCCCGATGGCTCCACAGATGACTCACCGTGTCAACGAGCGAATCTCCCGGCCTGGTGCCACTCCGCAGGGTGCTGAGCAGACACTGGTGAATACCCTGATGGGAGGCAATCCGCAGCGCAGTGAACAGGATGCAATGATGAGGGAGATGGGATAATGGCACAGAAAATGGACAGGGATCGCACACGGGAACTTACAGAGTTGAGAGCAAGGCGCAGGGCCAGGGCTCGAGGCACGCTGGGCAGGACAGCTGGTGACACGTTGTCCAATCCGCTGTTGCCTCCTTGGCTTGTTCCGGGTGCGATGGAGTCGTCAGCCCCACTGGGCTACAACATGAACGAGTTCAATGCCATGGATGCCAAGAAGGGTCCGGTGGCCCCTCTCAGGGAATATCCTCCAGCATTGGGCGCGCTAGGGAGACTGTGATGCCAGCAAGGCCCGAGTATGCGTTCCCAGGCGGCTACGGTGCAGGTCCAACACGGGCTCCTGGATTTGGAGGCATGCAGGCTACAGGCCCCGGAGGGGGCAGGTTGCCAGCACCTCCCCCGGGCGGCTTCGCTGACCGGGCCACACAGCAATCTTTTCAGGAGAGATTTGGTACTGTTGGATCGCTCAATCCACCGGGAACTATCCCAGTCAATCCGAGAGCTTATCCTGCTGCCACGGGTTCAACTCCTTATGAGTTTCCGGGTCAGCGGGTTGAGCCTGGCACACATCCCTGGGAACAGACGAGACAGGATATCGCAAATATCTTTCAGCATGGAACGACTTTTCCTGAGATGAGCACGAGAGACATTCTGGCACTGTATGGAACCCGACCTTTTCGTGTGAGAAAGCAGGCTGCGGAGATGAAGAGGTCGATCCTGGCGGCAGAGATTGCACGGATGATGAGGAATATCAGGGGGCCAATTCAGCAGGCGGGCGGGTCGTT